AAATCAACGACGAGCTGGCCTCTGGTCGAGCTGTTCATGAGTGCTCTCTGGATGAGCCACTCGGGCTTTTCCGTAGGATGTACCATCTTCGAGGTGTCCTTGCGCGGCATGGCCCACACGTCGCTTTTCTGCTTGCCGTGGAAGGGGTGGGCTTCCCCCTCTCGCCATCCGTACATAAGTCCCTCGGCTTTGTCCTTTTGCTTTGCCTGCGCCCAGCGTGGCTTGCCTTCCGTCTTGGCCTTCATGACTTGCTCGTACTGGCGGTTGTAGTCCGAGTAGGCAATGGTCGCGCTGTTCTTCATCCAGACGATGTTCGTGCTGAAGTAGAAGCCTGCGTTGGCCATGATGTAGTACCACAGCGCGTAGCTGCTGTAGCCTGTGCAGATGTATGCCGGTGCTCCCTTCTGGGCGAGGAATGCATAGCTGTTGAAAAAGTCCCGGGAGAACTTTAGGAAGTCGTCGTCGCTCATCGAGTCGTTCATGATCTTGCCCTTGTCGTCAGACTCGTAGTTCACGTTGTAGGGCGGGTCGGTGAAGATGATGTCGGCCTTCGCGGTTCCCATGAGTTTCTGCACGTCCTCGAGCTTGGTGGAGTCGCCACACATGATCCTATGGGGTCCGATCTCGTAGACGGTCCCGGGGATACTGGAGGGGTCCCCGGTCGGCATGGCTTCCTCTACGGTCGGCTCGAGCGCTTCGAGGTCTTCCTCTCCGAAGCGTCTGTCCAGTAGTCCGCTGATCATGACGTCGCCCAGTCCTGTGCCTCCAAGATCGATGTCCTGCAGGCTCAGGCTGTGAACCACCTCCGATAGTTTGTCCAGGTCCCACACGCCGTCCACTCCGTTCAGGGCAACGTTCAGACGCTTTTCCTCAGCTTCCCCCATAAAGACCACGACGCAGGGTACGCTCTCCATCCCCAGTTCCTTCGCTGCCCGGAGTCTCTGGTGTCCTCCGATGACGATGTTCTCGCGGCCCTTCTTGCCGTTGATGACAATCGGCTCGACGAATCCGTTTTCCTCAATGCTCCGCACCAAAGAGAAGAACATCGGGTCGGACATAATCCGGGGGTTATACTCTGCTGGTTTTAAGTCCTGCACTAGGACTTCTTTGATGTCCACTACTCGTCTCCCTCTTTTAGTTTGGATAAATATTCAGCTGCGTCATTAATCCCGTCTAGCGTCTTTTCCACAGCGTCGAGCGCTTCCTCTACTTCCTGCTGGATAATGATGGCGAGGTCTTGCGCTGTGGTTTTGATGATGATGTTTCCATGTTCCTCTTGTTTGAAGGCTGCCCCCTTCCTGCCGTCTTCCGTGATCCATACCTTCGCGAACCAACCTTCCTCTAGCTTGTCTGCTTTGGATTTCATCCTGCCTCCTTCATCGTGAGCAGTACGGCTTCCTTCGCTGTCAGTAGCTCCCCTTGATACACAGCCTTCCCGTTGGCGACGGCTTCATCGACTTCCTTTTCTGCTTTTATGAAGTCTTCGTTTAGCTTCAACTTCTCCACGTAGTCGTTTTGGCGGTTAATCGGCCGGCCGTCTTTTCGGTAGATGCAATTAGCGAACGGTGCGTACATACCATCCTTAGTTCCACCTCCACATATCTCGTCCGGTAGATGCCTGTGTAGCCTAAGAAAAAAATCGACCTCCGCCCACGCTTTCCCGGCATCATGAATCCGGGTTGTCTTAATGCTCATGTGCTCTCCGTTTGTGTGGCTGAATCTACTCTAGTCTGTTTCCTGTTGGGCTTATGATCATCTGGTTTCCGTCTGGGCTGTTTAGGACGATCGAGTATTCGCCTGTGATATACGCAATGAGAAGTCCCCACGCGTCCTTGGTTGAGTAGCAAACGACCGCGAGGTATCCGTTCCGGGTTAGGTCCCATAGCCATTGCACCTGCTCTGGTGATGGCTTGTTTGGTTCCACCTTCATCTCGATCATGAGTCCATGCCATCCTCCCCGGGGGACCGGCAGGAAGATGTCCGGGAATCCTTTCTTTACGCCCTCGGCCTTAAGCTTCCCTGCGACGGCCATGCTGCGATGTCCTCCGTTGGGGATTGCCATCAGCAGGTTCAGCTCCGGGTACTTCTGTACGCTGAACTGCGCCTGCCGAAACAGCTCTACTTGATTTTCGTGCTCTCGCTCGTTTCTCTTTGGTTTGTTGCCGGGCCTCCCGGCGAGTGCTTCGGCTTGGGCTTTAGTCATGGACATGCTGCACCGACTTCTTTACTCCGTTGATGAGCTCGGCCAGCTTATCTGTCGTTTGGTTCGATCCCATGTTCAGCTTCTCGCCGTAGTAGCCCGGGTGTGTATCTATGTCGTCCATCTCGAATCCAAACGCGCCACGACTCATCACTGCCACTAATAGGTCGGTTCTCTTGACTCCACGTTGCAGCGTTCCCCATCCGATCGCCTGCAGGTTGAACATGACATCGAGGTGGCTCCCCCGTCCGTCCGTCCATCCGATCAATGTTGGGATCCCGTTCAGTATCGTTTTGGCGATTATCTCGTAGGTTTTTTCTCCGTTGATTACCTCGCCGTAGTCATCCATGTCTAAGAGGGCTTGCTCTATCATGCCTCCCTCCCGCACGTCGCGAAGTGAGTCTCAAACGATCCGTCTTCTGCCTCGTCTACTGGCATCCACTTGTTGTTGGCTGTGAGTGCCATCCAAACCGGCTTGTGGCACTTGTAGCATGTTGGTCGGTCCCCCGCGCGCAATGGCACGTAGACGCCTGCAGGGAGCAGCTCGTTGGGTACGACGTGTACGTTGGTCCCGTTTCGTAGTCTGATCGGCACGTATGTCTCGGCTTCCTTTGCTGCGCGGATTGCCATTTCCTCTGCGCGTTTCACGAGGTCCTCTGTGGATCCTCCTGCCGACAGGATCTTGCCCTTGGCCCGGTAGTATTCCTCCGACAGATATTGGGGGTGGTATTCGTCTTGGCATTCGGTCGAGCAGAAGATGTCCGTGGATATCTTGCTGCCGACTCCGGTCCCCGGGGTGAATTGTTTCCCGCACTGAAAGCAGACCGGGTTCTCGGCTTTCTCTTGACACTCAACAGAGCAGAACACGTCGTGTGCTCCGCTCTTGCTTGGCTCTCCTTGGCCTGCCTTGAATTTGTTCCCACACTTCCGGCACTCCGGATCCGGTGGGATTATTTTTGTGTGAGCTGGCTTGGCGGCCATCCATTCCATGAATGACTCGGCCGTGTCTTGCTGGGCGCGTTCAGGTTTCATCGTAGCCTCTCTTGTGAAGTGTGATTGTATAAACGTCTGAACGAATGACGCCTGCCATCTGCACCTTGTGTGCGATAACATAGCACCAATCGTGGGTGCGGGATACTGGCCGGTCGATGTCCGAAAGCTGGAGCGGTACAAACCATCCACGCTTCCGGATCCCGAAGCCATCGCACAGGTCTTTTCTGATACGTGTTTTGCGTCTGTCCATTAGAATATTCCTTCCGGGATCTCATCCCAGTCGAGGTCAAAAAATAATGGGGGGCGCTTTCCTCTGCTGATGCTCATAGTTATCACTACGCTTCCGTCTGCACACGGTATCATCGCTTCCACCTTGGTGTCGTCAAATGCTATCTGTTGCTTCGTGAATCCCCGGGTCAGTTCTATTAGAACTGATATCATTTCGTTGTTTCCTTGATTGGAATTAAACTCCCGCGCTTTAGTAGGTACTTTAGGATTCCCCCGGTCATGCCGGGCTGCTTGTGTCCGTTAAAGTAGAACAATCTCTCGCTGAGCTCGAGCTCCACGTGCTTTCCTCTCATGTAGCTGATCGCTTCCGGGGCATCTTCCGGGACGAGGTACGGTTTAAAGGTCAGGTGTTTCATTTCGACTCCTTGGCTGCTTTGTCGTCGATCACTGCTTTCTGCAGCATCGTGCTCTGCTGTTGGAGCTGGTCGATGGTCAGGTCGTTCATGGACTTCACTTGATACGTCTGGTACACGTGCTGCTTGTATTCCTCGGGTGTCCTGCCGAGCTGTCCAACCATGATAAAGATGGCCGCGTTGATTGCTGCGCGCTGTGGGTTGCTTGCCTTGCTGGTGTCGCCGTCCTTGCCGGGTGGGGCCTCGTCTGCTTCGTCTTGGAAGAACTCCGACGCGGCTGTCACCTGACGCACCATCGCTGTGTGTGCGCGTTTCTGGGCCATGCTCATCAGCGTGTTGATGATCCCAGCCAGCTCGTGTGGCAGTTTCATAATCTTCAGGTCGAAGGATCCCTTGTACTTTTGGTTTTCTTTTCTGTCGACCTTCCGGGCGATCTGCTCTGGTGTTGCCCACTTCTCCGGTACCCATGCGTACAGGTACTTCGTTTCGAAGCTGTTGCAGCTTCTCTGGACGCTTCCCAGCTTCATCTGTGTTGGGATGTGGATCCCGGTGGACTCATACGTGTATGCGAAGAATCCGCGCTCGAAGTCCTCGGTCTTCTCTACGAGTCTTTGTGTGGATCCGATGGCAAAATACTTCCCGATGATCTCGGCTCCGCTCTGGTATAGCATCTGGCCTTTGGCTCCGGGGATGCTTCCGTAGTGCTTTCCCTTCTTCAGGCAGGTCCCCACGAACTCGTTGAAGATCGCGAGGTTCTTTATGTACTCGGCCGGGCTGGATGCCGGGGCGACGATGATGTCTGTGTTGGCCTCCATGATCTCCCCGGTTACCGCGTTGATCACTCTGTCGTCTTCCATGTTTCCCTCCGGGCTACGTCCTCTACGATCCTGCTGATGCGGCTGACGTCGACCTTGTAGTCGTATGCCAGTTCCTTGGACGTGGCTGGTCGCTTCCTGCTGATGTATAGGCTGTTCACTGCTGCGTAGCAGTACCGCAGGTAGATCTCTACGTTGCGGTCCACGAAGTCTTGGCTGTTGGCCTTCTTCCAGATGAGGTTCTTGGTGTCGAGGAACAGCGGCTTGGCGCTGTTCCTCCAGATGTCTAGGTCGTCCTCGGTGAATAGTCCCTCGTAGTTTACCTTGAACAGTGTGCGGTTCCCCCGGTCGACTACTCGGATGTGGACGGTGCGTCTGTTATTCAGGGTTGCCATATTCACTCCTGTATGTCATGGCTTGGTGTTGTGCGTTCAGCTTGTGGAAGATTGCAGACAACACTTCCAGCTGCTGCTCGTTGATTCTGCAGGTCGTCAGCTTGTCGCCTTCCGGGTTACCGCGTTCCCCCCAGCGTAGGTTCAGAACGAGGTGGTCTGGCTTGCCGTTCTTCACCATGATCATCACGGTTGTCCGGCTGTCGATGTCGTGTTCGCAGAGGTGGTCCCATTTGTCTCCCTTGGTCTGTACGGTTTCGGCTGGCTTCTGCGGCTCTGGTGTGGTTTCTTCTTTTTTCTCCAGCTCTTTTTTCCCTCGCATGATTCCTTTCAGGTTAATGAAACCACCGACTGTCATGTACTTGATGTCTATCTGCTCAAGGGCCGCGATCGTGTCTGGTTCGTTCTCGACTCCGGGGATCGCTGTGATCTCGTCACCCATCCGAAGCGCGTCTCGTTGCCGTGATTCGTTCAGCCTGTTTGATGTCTCTCTTACCATGTTTCTCGCCTTGCTAATGGATAATCCTGCGCCGCTTTACCGGGGCGCTCCGGGTGCTTTTTTCTTCTCCTGTGTTATTTGATTAGTCGCCTGCAGTGTATACCCACTTGATACCATTATCAAGCCTAGCACATGGGTTTCTTTATTTAAGCTTGCCCCCTTAAAATGCCAAAAGCCCCGGGGCGAGATCCGGAGCTTCTGGTGCTTCATCCCAGTGAAGGGAAGAAAAAAGCAGCCCGAGTATATCAGATGCTTTGCTTGCCGCAATGCTGGCACATCAATATCGAGGTTGGCCGATGGCACTTGGCGCATTCGTGCAGTCTCATCCAGACTGGTTTGCTGCTTTCCTTTGATGCGTTCCGCTTCTGTGTTGCCCGGTACTGTGCTATCTCTTTTTTCTCTGACGTTCGTTGCTTGGTGGCCATGGGTCGTAGTGCCTCGAATATGGATTGTGTAAGCTGGGCGTCTTGTTCGATGATCTGGTGGCAGCTCGTGCAGGCTAGTACTACTTCGTATATGCTGCCGAGTCGGTCCGGGTCTAGGTTGTATTCGCGGCGTTTGTGTCGGTGAGCGAACGTCAGTCCATGTTTGTGTTTGCATCCATCTAGCCGGATCTCGCACTCGGTGATGCGGAGTCCTTGGAAGAGCTCTACTAGGTGTTTTCGGATCTTGTTCCATTCCTGTTGCTTGTTCATTCCCCTGTTCTGTTGATATTGAATGTTGGGCTTCCAGTCATCCGTTGATTCTCTGCTCGTTCTGCCCGAATTTTTTCCAGCTCGATCTCGATGTCGTGTGGGTCGATCGTTCCGTTAAAAGTAGAAGCATCTGGCCTTGTTCCTTTTTTAGTTTGTTGATCCGATTGCTCAGCGCCGTGTAGGCGAGAATGTGCTCAAATGGCATGGGCTTGGATCCCGTCGGTGTTATCCCGTATCGATGCTCTGCATTGGCCTTGGCTTGCATTAGGTCTGTCAGGTTAAATGTCATTAATGCCTCGCTTTCTTCCAGTGGCATCGTGTGTATCCTGTCATGGCACTCTTTGCATAAAACTATCAGATCGTTCATTTCTGCTGGCGTGTGTATGTTCTCGTAGCTCACATGGTGCACGTTCAGATTCCTCAATTGGCCACATAGCCTGCAGATTGCCTCTCTTTTTTTATACCACTCTTTTGATTTTAGATACTCGGTGTAGCTCATTCGGCCCCCAGCCGGTAATGTTCGTGGACACAGATAGCCCTTGTCTAGCAGAGTGCGATCTTTGCTTTTCAGGAAAGGGATCGCATTGGTGTTCTCTCACACGGATTCGGCCAACGGGCCTATCCGAGGGTTTTGAGGGCGTCTAGTCCTAGCGTTACACCATTTACTCTCACCGCTAGGCTTCCCTTTGACATCATCAATCAGCCGTATAAAGTCCGGGTTGTTTCTGATGAGTCTGAGGCTCCTGTTTTGATAATCCAGACCTCACTTAGCTTGTCTCTTACTGGAGACTGAACACACAAAACCCCCGGACAAGGTGTGACGCTTGTTTGATCCGGGGGTCGTGTGACGCGACTGGAGGCAGGACAAGTGCCTTTGATACGTCGGTGCGAATACTACCACAATTTAGTCCTTTTGCCAGTCAGTAAATCAGTCGAGCCGGAGTGTACTCCCGGGACTGGATCCTAGTCAAGTTTCGCTAGGAGCTTCAGGGCCTCTTGCAGGTAGTTGATGGCCCAGTCGATCGAATCGAGCGAGTTGGTCAGTCGGCCGCGTTCGGCAGACTTGGCTGCTCCGATCGCCAATGCACGACGCTTCAGGATCTTGCTCTTCAGGAGCCGGAGTTGCTTGAGCGAGACGGTCTCATCTGCTTCGGTTTCTCCGGAGGTTCCCTCGATCTGGTTAACGAGCTCTGGCGATGTCACGCTTGTTTCCTTGAGCCTCTGTCCTGCGGCTTCCTCACGGTCTGTGTTGCTCGACTCGAGCCTCGCGATGATCTCGTCCTTGTTACCACCTGTTGGCAGCTCTCGGTCCTTCAGGATTTCCTGTAGCTCCTTTACGGTACGCTCCGCGTATGGAGTGGGCGTGCCTGCGACTTCTTCGTTTGGATTCATTGCGCGTTCCTCAAAAAAAATAAAACTATGCCGTTGGTGTCACGTTCGCGTCTGCGCTCAGTGGCCGCCACAGGAGGTAGTACGTTATTGTGCCTGCTGTGATGTCGGCCGTGGCTACCTTCTGTTGGATGTTCTGCGTCACGATCTTCTCTGTCAGTACGGTGCTGGCCTCGACGGACGCGTCTGGAGTTGCGTCGTGCCAGAGTTCGTTCGCGTCGATTGCGGTCGCTGTGGTCAGTGCTATGAGCCCTGCCGTTGTTGCGGCCGTTCCGACCTCTAAGGTCGCGCTGGCTCCCTCGAGGAGGGTTCCGCAGACTGCGAGGATCTTGCATGCGATAGGGCCGGTCACTGTGAAGAGGTCGTACTCTGCGTTGGCTCCGTCAAACTCGCCGGGATCGTCTGCGGTTGCTCCGTCAAAGACTACGGTACGCTCCGCGACGAGGTAGTCTGTTCCACCTACGGGATGATAGTTCTGGTCGAGAGGGAGGCTTGATGTTTTTGCGTCTGGCATGGGTGTTCTCCTTTCTGGAGTGTACGGTGGTTATTTTTTGACCAGTGCTTTCTGGTCGTAGAAGCCGGAGGAAATCAAACCAAATACAAAGCCGACCACGACCTTCAAGTATAGCGGGTATCCGACGATGATGATCAGCGCCCACAGGATGGCGACTCCGGTCGTGGTGAGCGGCTGGTAGCGCTTCGGGATGGTCAGGAAGGACTTCAGGAAGTGGATGGTCGGGATCGTCAGTGTCGTGACGAAGGCTGCCTCGATGAGCATCTTCTGGATCGTTAGCGTGACTGTGGAGTCCATGTCGCTTCCTTTTTTAATTGATATAGTTGTTCTTTCACTGCCACGTATTTTCCTGCTGGCGCTGGCTTGGGTAAGACGTAGGCTGGCATTCTCCCTTCCCCTTTTCCGAATCGAGTGTAGTGGTACTCTCCTGACCTCATTCGCCCTGCCTTGACCTCCGACGCGACGTCTGGGTACGTTTTGAGGTACGCATCTTCGTCGAACTTAGCGCCCATGGTTAGCAGCGCTTTTTCCAGTGTGTGGATGATCGTCCACATTCCGTCGAGCCGGCCGCGAGAGAGCAGCATGGTCTGGGTTGTGGTAATTGGATCTCCGTCCACAAATATCTGCTCGAGCTGTGGACCGAGTTTTTCGATCACATGTTTCTTTCGGTCTGATAAATTCACGGCGTCCTCCTTGGGGGGTATGTGAATGGTTGGGATGATGATAGTGTCTGGTGTGAATATGTTTTGGCTGGTGTCCCATGCGTACTGTAAGTCCGAGATGCTCATGCGCATGTTTCTGCCTTTTACTCCCGGGTGCAGTGGGTCGTGGTAGACGACGGTGTTCCCCTCAAATCCGACGATGAGGATGTAGTGGCCGTCCGCGAAGACCTTGTCCGTCTTATTGCGGTCTGGCATGTCGCCGTAATCGACCAAGGCGATCACTGGTGTTCCCTTGCTTATCAGGGTCTGGAGCCGGGGGAGGTTCGACCTGCTCTCCACAACGGCCGCGATGCCTGCTGCCTTGCCGAGCGCCTGCACTAGGTTGGTTGGGGTATCTAGTTTTCCTTCGCGTCCCATGGCTACCTCGATCTCGTGAATCGACAAATTCCGCCCGGTGGCGTACTGGATGATCATCGAGACGTTGGCTTCCCCACAGTCGTTGTATATCTTGTTCCCGTATTGGGAGCGGTACGGAACGTCAAGCGTTGGCATATCGTTTCCTCTTGGTAGTGAGTATGTCGGCCAGCCTTTGGTTGGTGTCTTTGATTTGCTCGAGCAGGTCTGCCACGTCTTTTTGCTGGGCTTTTTCTACTGCGTCCACTCGCAGGTTAAGCAGTCGCAGCTTGTCATCGAGTATCACATACTCTCGTTTGGCATTGAAGTCTTCAGACATTTGGGTCTTCCTTTCGTATAACGTGGACAACGGTTTGTAGCATTTTTGAAAGTTCGGCCGCCAATAATTGATATTTATCATTGTTGGCCACAACGTCTTCGAGCCTTTTGTTTTGGAGGGCGAGCAGCTGAAGATCCTTTGCTGCAATAATCTCATTCTGTTCCTTCCTTAAAGTCTCTCGCGCCTTCATGAAGTAGTAGGCGACACCGAGAGAGAGAATGGTGATTGCCCCCAGTAAGCCGGACTCTATTATTTCCTTGGAGGCATCCACCATGTCTCGACCTTATTGGCTGTTGATCCATTCCTTGAGTCCCCCTGAAGATGTTGTGGGTGCTTCTGGTTGTGCTTCAGGTTGTTTTTGAGTCGTTATGCTTTTGGGGATGGGCTGCGTGCCTCCCCTGATTGTCCCTGCTGCCATACTACGTAATTCGGACGGTCCGAACAAGACAGAGCTCTGGAAGCGCTTGGCTTCTTCAGGGTTCTTTTCTATCAGGTAAGGCATGACGAGCTGCAGGCTTTCGTCTGCTTCTTTGTTCCATGCCATGGCTCGGTCGACTCCGGCCATGATGTCCCCGGACTCCATGAGGTCTACGACGTCCACTCTGGTGTTGTCGTATCCCTGTCCCATCAGGTCCAACCGGATCCCCATGTCGAGCGCTGCCACGGATCCGTAGTCCAACATGCGTTTCTCTACGGTACGCAGGCCGTATACCTCGTGTCCGAATAGATCGTGTTTGGCCATAGTGTTGATGTCGGTCAGGATGTCGGCCATCTGGTTTGCTCTCGCATCGTCCGGGAGGCTTTGGAATGTGTCGCTCTGCAGCAGCATGTCGAACGTCTTATACGCCAGTACTCCGACGTACTTCTGGTACTGGTTTATCTGGTCTTGGTTCAGTGCGGTTGGTACGCCGTTGATCGTGACCCGTCTGGCGACTCTGGGGATGGCCTGCTTGGTTTCTCCGGATGCTTTGTAGATGTCGACGATCTCTTTGAGCACGGGGTCGGCCGTGTAGCGGTTCAAGAATGCCGGGTTGAGGAATGTGTTGTACAGCTTGTTTCCGACGTCGTTCGCCGGGATAGGCTGACCTGTGGGCTGCAGGTATTCCGGGAGCGTGTTCCGTAGTCCGGGGATCTTCTTCATTGCCCGGTTGATCGCTTCTTTGAGTGGGCTTGGGTCATAAGGGTTCCGGACCACGGTGTCGTTCATGTTCGCCACTTGGGACAGAATCGTCGGGATGAATTGCTCTGTCAGGCTCAGCAGCGCGTCCCCGACTGCCATCACGGGGCCTCCGTAGTTGCTGTCCGAGAACGTCCGCATAAATCTTTGGACGCCTGTCAGGACGGGCTGGTTGGTCAGCGTCTCGGTCCCGGCTGCCAGCTGCGTCATAGCGTCTGTCAGGAAGTCTTGAGCCAGCTTCTGGTTCGCCATATTCGCTCCCATCGCCAGAGCCAAGCTCATGGGCTGGTTCCAGTCGTAGGACATGTACGTGTCGCCTTCTCTTGGCAGCGCGGATCCCGGGTCAAATCCGGAGAGCACGAAGCGCTCGAGTCCGGTTGCGTTGATCCTGAATCTGGATTGTCCTAACTCTGACTTTGCGGCTTCCACGTCGTAGTCTTTTTCTGGTTCCCCACTCAGGAGAGTTGCCTTGGCCAGCAGGTAGCCGAGTGCGATCAGTCCAGTCCCTACCATTGCCCGGCTCATGTCTTCGACGAATTCTTTTTGGGTTGGCCCCTCTTGGCCCCGGGCGTTCTGGATGATCGGCTTCAGCGCTTTGACAAAACCAAACGGGGAGTAATCGATACCGCGTGCCAGCAGGTTCGCTGGTGTCTTCGGGTAGTTGATGATCAGGGATCCTAGTCCCCACTTCTGGTTTGCGTTGAAGATCTTCTTAAGCGATACGAATGTTTGCGAGAGTACGTTCTCGTCTTGGAATGTCCTGTACATCGCGTCTTGGGTTGCGATGGCCTTCATGTCTTCGGTTGGGGTGGTCGTTCCGGCTGCACGCATTTGGTTCTCGAGGCTGCCTTCGTAGGCCGCGGTGGACGCTGCTCGGTCAGTTGTTCGCAGTCCGACGTTCAGCATCGTCTCGAGGAATGCGGCCGGGCCTGTCCTGAATGTCCTTTTGGGTAGGTCGTACCTTGTCCCTGCTGTGCTGGTATCGATGCCGAGAGAGACGTCTTCCCATCCCTCAGTTAAGCCGCGGACGAATCCTCGGTACTGCGCTTTGGTGGAAGGCAGCACCTTGCTGCGCTCCCCGGTGATGAGGCTGATCGGGAGGTCTAGTCCTGTGCCGACGATGTCCGCGACGTTCTCCATCAATGAGAAGAATCCATTCCCAACGATGTTTCTGATCAGGGTCTTGGGGTTCAGGAGTTGCGCGATCACCTGTCCGGTGGCGATCTTCTCTAGCGTTGTGGCTGGGATGTTTTCGGCGACGGCATCGAGCATCTGTGCTGCAGCGACGATGCGTGCTCTGGATCCCTCTGGCGCTTCCTGCGCGGCTCTGGCGAAGCCTGTGATCTTGTCGGCCGACTCTACTCCGAGGTAGGGGATCCCGTACTTCTCTGCGAACAGCGGCATAAAGTCCTCGGATTCTAGTGCGCCGAGGTTGGAGAGCTTCAGGATGTTCTGGTATAGAGCGGCCTTTTTGCGCTCCGGACGCTTGCCTAGCTTCTGGCGGAGGATAGATATCTTCGCCTTGGCGGTGACCTGCTCGAACTTGTGTTGGACTTTTCGGGCGAGGAACACGGCTTGGTCGCGCTCGAGCCCTGCCTGTTCGACGATGCGGTCGACAAGGGAGACAGTAGCGGCTGACTGCTTAACGTAGTGTTCCTGCACGAGCCTGCGGACATCGATGCCCAGCTCTTTGATACGCATGCTGACCGTTCGGCCAAGCTGTGTGTCTGCGAATGGCCGGTCTGGGTCGTAGCTGAAGTAGTCGTCGAGTGCCTTGATCATCTCGTCGCTGATCTCAGCGTATCCCTCGACGAGCACCTTCGCCTTGTCCCACACCTCAAAGTACAGGTCGCGCTGCTGGATGGCCTGTGTGATGAACTCGAGCGGATCCGTCGATGGTTTCTCGGCTTTCTTCGGCAGCACTTCTTTGGCCACCTCGAAGAGCGTGTCGATCATCTTCTTTGCTTCTGACTCTTTACCGGGTTTCGGTGTGGCTACCTGTGCGATCACTCTCTTGGCCAGCTGGTCTGCTGCGTTCCCCTCTTGGTCCGCGTTTGATGCTGCCGGGGGATTGACGCCATCCACCTTGATCGGAGCTTGGGTCCGTTTGCGCTGCATGGAGGCTGTCTCGTCGAGATCCTTCTGGATCTCTTTTCCTACGTCGTCGGCCACGTCCTTGTTAGCTTGATCCATCTGTTTCTTGGTGTCTGCTGCGTCTTTTTTCACGTTGGCTTTCCGCTTTGGCGTTTTCTCTTGGGCGGCTCTGACTTCCCGCTCTGCGTAACGCATGGCTCCTTCTGGCGTGAGTTTCGCGTAGTTGCTCAGGATCTGGACGCCTTGCCCCATGTTGGTCCAGATTGCCCCGAACTCTCGCATCAGCGTCAGCGCCTTCTCTGTGTCTTCTGCGGCCATTGCATCCCGGTGAAGCAGTAGCGCTACTGTGCTTTTCATCCGGGCGTCGATGGTGGTTCTGGCAAACTCGAGCGCTTGGCTTTCCCCCATGTCGACGATGTTCTGGGCTTCATCGAAGGAGGTGTCGTTGCTGATTGGGTCGTAATAGTCGGCCTCGTCCTTCCCGATCTGTTCCCGGATCTTTTCCGGGGTTGTTTCTTCCTCCTGCACAGACTCTTGGTAGCCTCTCATTTTGCGTGCGTCTCCTGCCTCTGGCTGGGCGATCGGGGGTGCGGGTGGTGGAGTAGTCGTCTCGGGTACGCCGGGGGCGGATACGGGCGTTTCAGCGACGCCTAGCTGCTCCCACATCCTGATCACGATGTCGGCCTGTGGTTCGTTGTCCTTGTCCGCAAACTCTGTTTTTATTTGCTTCAGTCTGTTCAGGCTTTCGGGGCTTGGTGTTTTCGATAGTTGCTCGATCTCTCGGATCAATGCGTCGTCGACTCCCCTTGCTCCGGTGTTGGCTGTGTCTGGGATCTCATCGTTGGCGACGGCTTGGAGCGCCTTCTCGTGGAGGGCTGCCTTCTGCTCTGGTGTTAGTTCCTGTGGGGTTGGGACTGTGAGGCTGGGTGTCTCGGCCGGGGTGATGTTTTTGGCGTCGAAGACTTGGTATTCTCCGGCTTGGTCTGTTACGCCTCCGGAGTATCTGACGGCTTGGTATCCCTGCTTCTGCAGGATCTTGCGGATGCGACGCTCGGCTTCTGCTTGCAGCCTTTGCTCTGGATCGATTCCGTCCTTCACTCCTTGGGCTATCAGTTTGGTGTGGATCTTTTCCTTGTCCCATGTCGGATCGATCTCTTTCGCGAGCTGCCACCTATTGGTCGCCTCTTTGATTTTGTCCACGCTCAGTTTGTATTCGTTCGTCTCTGCTCCGGTGTTCCCTTTGTACTGTGCTGCGACGGCTTTGTCGGTCGTTAGGAATACGCCAGTGCCGCGTGGGTCGTTCAGCTCCCCGGTCCTGTAGAGCGTTGGTGACGCTGGGGCGGTGGGTTCGGCCGGGGCTGCCTGCTTTGGCACGTCCCCGGTGGTCATCACCATCGGCTCGACACCAAGCAGCCTGCCGACCACTTCCTTGTAGCCTCCCATGTCGTAGTCCCGGGCCTTGAACATGGCATACAGCTTTTTGTATTGATACTTGTCGTGTGGCTTATTCGCGTGGGTTTTCATCTTGAAGTATTCCTCGAGCGGCTTCGTCACTTCGTCACTGGACAGTCTGTCGATGACGTACTGCATGAATCCATGCCCGATCGATGGGTTGCGGACGACGTCTGTCTTCATTGCATTAACTTCTCCGTACTGGTTCCGCATAAGGTTCCAGAGCTTCTTCGCGTGGTTCCACGTTGGCTTGCCCCGGGCCGGGACCCACTCGGGTGGGAGCGGCCAGTCGATGAGCGTGTTGTCTTGTCTCTTGACGACGTCGACGTTTACCTTTGGTTTCGCTTTCTTGAATGCCACGATCGGGGCGTCTGCGTCTGGTGGCTTGATCTCGACTTCCCACCACGTCACGCCGTTCTCGTCTTCCATGTGGCGCATGTCGGGCTTGAGCCTGCGGAGGGACTTCGGGATCTCGTTCTCGTAAAAGCTAAAGAGAGGATCTTCTGTGTTGGGTGGCACTTGTTCTGGTGGAATCAGGTTGAAAATCTCTGACTCTCCAGTTCTGTTTGCCCATTTAGCCCCTTCCTGAATAAGCTCATCGCCACGTAGTTTCGGGAAGTTTCTATAAAGGGTATCTAGTTCGATTGCGTAGAAGTCCATCTGATTTAGGAGTTCGTCGGATGTGACTATCCAGTTTTTTTCATTCACGTCTTCCAACAGAGCACCGGTTTTTATGTCTTCTCTAGTGGCTATTCTTACATTGTCTCCGTCCAGTATTACCCATTTGCCGGAGCTTTTGTCTTTTGGTGCATGGGTCCCGTATTGCACACGTAGTGCGGTTTTGCCATCTACAACTCGCAGCGTTTTCTTTCCTTGGCGTGCCGCATTTTTTATTTCCTCTTTGAGTATGCGGTCCTGCCATGTGTTTCTGTATGGCGTGAGCCGCGAGACTTCGGCCTCTCTGTTTAGAGCGTTTTCCTCTATCTGCTCATTCTTTACGTTCCCATGTTGGAACAGGTCGCTTTGGATTTCGATGATTTCCCTAACGTCTCCCCATTCCTCGCGGCGAACGTGGGCAAAATATCTGTCTATTTCTTTTGCTGCGCCTGCTCCTGAACCAAAGTGCATATAGCTCGCGTCTGTCTCCACTGGGGATTGGTAGACAATTTCTGTGTATTGAATGTCGGCTGGCCTGTTTTTCTTTTCTATACCATTTGCTGCCTGATAGGTACTGTTAGCGTTAACTCCGGCAACGACTTCCTCCAGCGGCAGCAGCTCGAGCTTCACGCGTTCGGTAAATTCTGGCACCGATATCTTGGGTCCCATGGTGTTGAGGATGTTCTGCAGGAGCACGCGCTCTGGCTTCTTGATGTCTTGCCGTTTGAGCTGGTCGTCGATGAATTGTTTGGAGACGGAGTCCCGGCCTTGGATGCGCTGCAGGACAGTGGTGGTCAGGTCGTTCACTCCCTTGGGGTCGGTCGGGTAGTTGGCCTGTGCGCTGTTGTCCTGCGATATTACAAAGTCCGGGAGCTTGATCCCTTGGGTGGCGTATGGACCAGCGAAGGGATCGGATCTCATCCTCTGCGCCGGGGTCATGTCCGCACGTTCTTCAACGGCTCTGGACTCCACTTCGGTGAAGAGGCGATTGTATTCGTCTTCGGTCAGTTCGTACTTAGCTCCCCCGGGTGATCTCCCGGACTTGGCTTGGATGACGTGCTGCGTCTCGTGCAGCAGTACGCGTCTCGGGTCGACGTTCGGGTACTTGCTGTTCATCGATATGCGGTTCGTGTTCGGATCGTACTGTGCGATCAGTCCATCCCGGAGCGGTCCGTAGGCGACGTCGACGTTCTTCAGTTCCGGCATGACTTGGTACACGGTGTCGTGTTTCAGTATGGATCCCAGCTTGCCTTCCCTGAAGCCCGACTCACCGCTTGCCCGGAGGTTGCCGAGGGATACGGTCGCTTTGCTGTCGTCGAGCTCTACACGGGCTACCCTATCGACTCTGGAGCTAAACTGACCGACGGGTGCTTTGATGTCTGCGGCCGGTACGAAGAATCCCCCCTGCGTCTGTAGTAGGAGGTTTCGATAAACGGTCGGGGCGTTTTTCCGCAGGTCGTTCATGTACTGGCTTGGCTTGAATGTGGTCTTCCACAGGTTTTCCCACTCCTTGATCATGCTGTTGTTGTTGAAGGTTGGGTCGGCCGCTTTGCTCACAAACTGAAAGCTGGCGGTCACTGCCCGGTAGGCTTTGTTCAGGTCTTGGGCCTTGGCCGTTGCCTGCTGTTCTGTCATCCCTGTGAACTGCGCCTTGTCCGGGTGGGCTTGGACGATCGCTTTGCGGTACGCGGACTTGATTTGCTCTGGGGTTGCCTTGGCATCTACTCCCAAAACTTGCCGGGAGCGTGCCAGCGTGGCTTGTACGTCGTCCTGTACGGCCTTTGCTTGCTGTGCAGGGGGGAAGATGGTTCGGAGCAGGGAGTGGAAGACAACGCCGACTGCTGCTGACTGCAGCGCTTCTTTTTCGTCGCTGCCTTTGATTGTCTCCCCGGTGTAGATGGCTGCTGCGATCTGGCCCACCGACTTAAAAAATGACGGTTCCATCCCTGCGATGCTGTAGCCAGCTCCCTCGATGAAGCCTGCTCCAAATCCACGGACGTTTTCCTCTGCTGTTTTTTGAAATGTCTCCGGGCGTAGGTTCGCCCAGATGTCGTATGCTATACCGCTCTTGATTACGGCGAATGTTTTCGGCATCAACTCTGCGACCTTCGTCACTCCCGGGATCTTCTGAAGGACTGCGCCGACCCCCTTTGCCGCCACGGGGATGGTTGCCTTCAGGCTGACGATTGTTCCTGCCACGTTGCCGGCTACGTTCCCGACGTCAAAGGCCAGCTTCAGGTCTTCTCCGGGCATTAAGTCTCTGCCCTTCGCCTGTAGGTTCAAGAATCCAAACGTGAGCGCGTCTCCCATGCCGGCGACTTCACCGACGATGGCAGCTCCGCCGCGCGCGAGCTGGTCTTCGACTGGGGTGGTGGTGATGGGGCTGGTGCGCTTGCCTGTACCGAGGAACTGCTTTAGCCCTTCGGAGACAGTGCTTTTGTCCGGGACATAGCCTAGTTTCTTCTTGGTGTCCTTTGCGGCCTGTTCCTGCACGAAGTTCACGAGCAGGCCCCGGTTGATCCCTGTCGCGGTTGGTCGGCCGAGATCGACGGTTGGCTTCTGGATGAGTGGGGTTGGCACTTGCGGTACTTGGTACTGGGGAGTGTCTTGGCTGTAACTCGTGCGGCCGCCGAGCGTCTCCATCTTCTGTACGCCAGCATCGACACCGAGCTGTGGAGCTGGTGTCGACTTGGCGGCTTCTGTCTTTTTGAACAGGCTTTTGATCCAGTCGGCGATGTTTGCCATGGTGTTACTTCCCGAGGTTACTGAAAAAGTTCTTGATCCAACTTCCCGCTCCCTTGAGTGCATCCGTGATCGGGGTTGGCGCTGCTGGTTCTGGTAGTAATCCCCAGTATTGGTCTACCACGAAGGATGCCGACTTGTTGGTATCTGTTACTGCGTTGCCCACTTCGCTCTTGGCCTGCTCGAGCGTGTAGCCTGAGTCCTTCGCTTCCCTTAGTTTGTCGAGCAGTCCTGATTCGCTGACTCGTGGGAAGTCATACGTCGTTTCTCCTGTCCTTGGATCGAAGAGCGCGGACTGCTCGGAGTACACTGGCTGGCCGAGCGTGTCTACTCCGGTCATGATCTTGACGGTCTTGGACTGCAGGTTGTATGAGCCCGGGGCGGAGCTGGAGCCGGAGCTGGAGCCGGAGCTGCTTGGTTTTATTGCCGAGTACCGGCTTGTCTCTGCTTTGAAGATCTCGAGCTCGAACTCCTTCTGCCAGCGTTCGGCATCAGCCTTGGCATTGATGGCGGAGATCTCGGCATTGACTCTGTCTCCGGCTCTGCCCAGCTTGTCTTGGTACGTACTGATCTTCGCTCCGGCAAGGTCGACGCGAGAGGATACGCTTTGTGCCTTCAGTCCGATCTTTTGCATCACTTCGTCGACGGCTGCGTTGTAGGCTTCCGCTTCTGCGTTATGCTCATCGATCAGGTTGTTGATGCGGTTTCCTTGTAGCTCTTGGATGCGGCCGGTCTGGCCTGTGATGGTGGCTGCGGAGATGTTGGAGTTACCTGCCACGGCATCGATGGAGCTGGTGAGTCGTTTCTTCTCCGTATCGATTTGTTTCTGGATCCCGGCGAGGCCAGCCTTCATCTTTTTAAGCCCGGCTTTCTTAGCGTAGTTCTCGTAGGCCGTTTGGTAAAACCGCACCAGTCCTCCGATGCTGTCTTCGTATCCCCCGAGCGCCTTGTCGAGAGCCCTTTGCTGTGCATCATACTTCTGCTGGTTGGTCAGCTTCTTCTTGGGTTTCTTGTTTCCGTCGGAGTTTGCGCTTGATGTCTTGTTGACGTCAGAGTTGGATGCCGTGACGTAGAATCCTTTTTGCCCGGCATCCTTTCCTTGGGTTCGGTAGTAGGCTTTCCCTGATCCAATCTCCCCGGCCGCGATTTTCTTCGCCACGTCTGGGTACGCTTTGAGATATGCTTTCTCGTCCCACGGTCCTGACGAGTAGGCTGGTTTGTTCCATCCCTTTTTCTTTGATGTAGCCATTGTGGCTCCTTACTTGACTAAGCTGCTAATTTTTCCTCGAGGCTGGTGACCCTGTACTGCTGCTCCTGCACTGTCTTCCATAAGACAGGGATCAGTCGTTCGTAGGTCAGTGCCAGAGTTCCCATCTCGTCATCTGCGACACCTACTAACTCTGGCATATATTTCATTACCTGCTGGGCCGAGAATCCTAAGTGGTGCTCTCGTGTCTTGTCGTCTTTCCAGTAGTACACAATCGGGTCAATCGCCATGACTTCCTTCGTTCCGTAATTAAAGGACCGGGCTATCGTTTTCAGCCTCATGTCAGAGCTGATGTTGTCGCTGTTGACTCCGTAGTACCTGACCCAGCGATACGTGCCGTCTCCGAGGTACATGGTGTTGGTAGTTATCGGTACGATACGGTCTGACTGTAGAGCAAAGAGTCCTGTGTTGTTGATTCTGAACTCTATTTTTTGCCCCGATGCCGCGTTCAGATATGTCTGCCCGCTCGGTCCGAGCATCAATCCGTAGTTTGTCGCTGTCAGGTGGTCGTAGTGTGCCACGCGTGCGTAGTCCGTGTTCGCTGCTCCGTATCCGAATGCGAGCCTGCCGAAGCTGTGGGCCGTGTCTGTGTCTGCGGATACGTTCATGGTGGAGGTCCCCACGACTGCTCCGTTCAGGTCGATGCTTGTGTCGGCTGTTAGGTCTAGGTGGCCGTCGTCGGCTGATGAGATGTAAATGTCAAAGTCTCGGAAGGATAGGACCACGTCGCCTGTGGTTCCGTAGAAGGATCCGGTGCTCGGGATGTGAACTCTGTTTTCAAAAAACGCCACATTGTTGTGCCACGTCCAAACAACCGGCGCATAAGTTCCACTGTGCAGTCCTACTCCATCGGCGGAGAGCAGGGAAACTCCCCTGAGCATCCACGGGTCTGTCGTTGTCCCCGGTAGGATTATGCGGTCTGCGTTAATCACAAGGTGTGAATACCCCCCCACACCTCCGGGGGCCGAGATCACTCCGGCTTGGTCGTAGTAGTCGCCAAAACCAGAGACGCCTGTTCTGTCTACCCCATAAATGGAGAACGTCGCGGCTCCATCGTAAAAGGAAAGGGTGGACGAAGATGTGCCAGCATACTCGAAGGTAATCCCCCCGGACGCAACGGTAATTCCATCTGCTGCGTCTACCACGAGTCCGCTCGTGGCTACCGTCACTTTATTATAGCCTGTCCCAAATCCTCCTGCTGTTGCGTTGACGGTCCCCTGTACGGTCAGGTCAGTGCCGTTCCATACAAGGGATCCAGACGTTCCCCCGAGGTAGAAGTTTCCGCTGGAGTCCATGTAGGTCTTCCACGCGTTCGCTGTATCATCAAAGTATCCCATGTAGTCGGATCCGAGGAACAGTCCTGTGGCTCCGGGGTCTGCCCCGATTGCGGAGGCCGGGAGGACTTTCGTCACGAGGTTGCCGTTGGAATCAAATCCCAGCTCCCCTGCGTCTGTCGTTGCATCGATCGTTGCTATGGCATTTGAAAACTGCGCCGAGGTCTGGTCTGCGTTTGCATCAGTACACTTGGCAGCTGTGTAGGTGGTTGCGATGACGGATCCTGTGTAGCTTGCCGCGTTGGCAGCTGTGTTGGCCGAGGTGACGTCTGCTCCGTCTGCGACACCTGACAGCTTTGTTCCCTCGGTCGCGTTGATCCCGGACAGGCTGGTTGGTTGGCTTCCGATATTGCTTCCCCACGTAGCACCGGCCGTTGCTCCGTCTGCCACGTTTATCGCTGTGCGGACCGTTGACGCGTTCTTGATGACGATGTTGCCGGTGACGGTTAGGGTTGTCCCTCCCCAGACGATGCTGTTGTTGGCGTCTCCGTAAAACGTGAACGTGCCGTCGTTCTTTATGAACGTCGTCCACGCTGAGGTTTTGTAGTATCCCATGTAGGTTGACGACAGGTAGAGTCCGTCCGCTCCGGGTGTCCCCAGCGTTGCCGGGATGCTGCTCAGGTTGGTTCCCCACGTTGCGCCGACTGTTGCCCCGGTTGCGATCCCTGACAGCTTTGTTCCCTCGGTCGCGTTGATCCCGCTCAAAGCGGTTGGTTGGCTGCTGATATTTGTCCCCCACGTTGCGCCTACGGTCGCTCCTGCGGCTGCTGCGTTCTGTAGTGCGGTTTGGTCCACGTCGCCCGGGTCGAGCGTTGCTAGGGATCCTGCGTCGCTCAGGTTGGCGATGCCACTCCCCCCAGTGATTGTGACGTCGCCGGAGATAACTAGGCCGCCTGCCACTGTGTATCGTATGTCGTCTCCGGCTGTCCCGATGTATATTTCGTCGCTGATGTATTTGGCCAGCTGTGCGCCTGCTGTGTTGTAGATGAAGACGCCTTTCTCTCCGGTGTCTGTTCCTAGTCGGATGATCGTGTTGTTCGAGCTGTCCTTCACTAGCATGCTTCCGTCGTTCTCAATGAGCCAATCTCCGGCTTGGTATGTTACGTCGCCATCGATCTGCAGCGAGTCCCCGGCCTTGGCCCAGAAGCCATAGTCCGACACTCCCCAGTTGCCGACTCCGACGTTCTTCGCTAGGCCGTTCAGGTATCCCATGGCGACCTTTTCGTTGACCGCATCAAAGATGGAGATTCGATTCTCGGCTTGATTCAGCTCGATGCGCTCTGCGCTGGTTGCTGACTTCAGGAGTGTCGCTCCGATGATCCAGCTGCCTATCGTCCCTTGGTCTGCCGTGATCGTTTTCGACGACAGGTCCATTGCTGAGATGTTTGCTCCGGTGATCGTGTTGGCTGCAATCTCCGTCCCAGTGATGGTAGCGGCGACGATGTTCCCGGCCACTATCGTGTTGGCTGCGATCTCCAGTGTCGTGATAGTCCCGGCTGCGATCTCTGCTGACGTGATGGTGTTGGCGACGATGTTCCCGGCCGTGATGGTGTTCGCTGCGATCTCGGTCCCGGTGATGGTCCCGGCTGCGATCTCTGCTGCTGTGATCGTGTTGGCAGCGATCTCGTTTGCGGTTAGGGTCCCGGTTGCGATCTTCTCGGCCGTCACTGTTCCGTTCGAGAGGTAGACGCCATCGATGTCGCTTCCTGTTGACGTCACGAGCGCTCCGGTGACCGTCAGCGCTGATCCGTCCCAGACCATGTTGTTTCCGGTGCTGTTCCCGATGAAGAACTTGTAGGCGGCGGTATCATAACCGAGCCAGTAGCCAACGCCGGAAGCATACGCCGACGCGCCGCCGCGTATGAATCCGCTGGTGTCCATCACGATGTTTCCCGCTGTGATGGATCCAAGGTCGGCCGAGATAGCAGATAGGTCGTTCACGTCTATCTTCTCGGCCGTTACCGCGTTGGCTGCCAGTTCGGTAGTCGTGATGGATTCTGCGACGATGTTGCCGGTGTGGATGCTGGGGTTGAGTCCTCCGATGCCTCCGAACATTTGGAACACGGCTTCCTTCGCTGCGTCCGCGTTCGGGATAGCTACGCCGATGAGGATCTTGTTCTGCCCCACTGCGTCGCTGGCCGTGGTCGACGTCTGGAGGGTGTTCTTGCTGGTGTGCAGGGAGAGGTAGATGTATGTCGTTGTCGTCATGTTGCCGGTGTTCCCGGCACCGATAGCGTATGCGCTCTTGTTTGCAAATGTGACGGTACCAGCTCCCCATGCCACGGTGTTGTGGTCGGTCGCGCTGAATACCATCGTGGACTGCCAGTTCAGTAGGGACATGTCGCCTGCGATGGTGTTCATCGCGGATCGAGTCCCTTGTCCTGCATTAAATACAGAAATAGGCAGGGAGTCTGGCCCTGCCATCGCGCTTGCGTATTGCCACTGTTCCACTACTCGGTTTTTATAGATCGCTTCGATTGGTTCGCTCATCTCTTTCCCTCGTAAAGGTTCAGCACTTCGATAACCTCTGGCGTCTCGTTGCTCGATGGGGTGAGCGTCAGTGCGAATTCAAACTCTGCGCACTGGGACGCGATGGTGTTGTCTATTCTGAAAATGGCTTGAGTGGCTCCGAGGATGTTGTGGTATTTGCGGCCATCCACTTGTTTCAAATCTACCCACGACTGGCCATTGATCCGTACCTGCACGCCTACGCTGCATCCTGCCGGGAGTGGCCGGGTGGCGAGTCTCAGCTCTGTATGGTGTCTTTTGATGTTGGCACTTTCTCCTGTGTAGATGAGGCTCTCATAGCGTCCTGTGGCTTTATTTGCCGTATCTATGACGTCGACTCCGGCCGCAGTGGTGTTTTCCCATGCGACATAGAAGCTTCCGTTGTGCGGGACGATGGCTCCCACTACGACGTTCGAGACATTGTGGTTTGAGTTTGGTGTTTCGGCCGACGTGATGTAGTCGAGCGCCAGAGCGAATGGGTCCTTTCCTAACCTTTGCCCAATGGAATAAACGCCACACTTGGTCCCGTTGCTTAGTCCCATCCAGAGCAGCTTGTCGTGTAGCTCCATGGCTTCTGCGTACACGGTTCCGGATCTTCCGGGTAGGTCGATGAACGGCATGGCCTTCGCTCCGTCGTACATCATCAGTCCCCCATAGTTTCCGGACTGAAGGAAGATTCCTTGGCCGTAGTATTTCATCGAGTTGACGTATTTGTCCGGGACGGATGTCTGCCTGATCCAGCTCGGTGCGATGTTGTCCCATGAGTAGATGTATGAGTCGTCGCTGTAGTCCGCGTATGTTCCCACGTAGGTTTGTTGGTCCAGTGACAGGACGGATCCCACGAATCGTTTGTATGGGAGCGATAGTGCAGGGGAGCTTCCGGATGCGACTCCAGCTTCCGGGTCCACCAGCGCCAGACCGTGTCTGTCCCCAATGACGAGGCTTCCCATGGCTTCCACCATAGGGTGTCTTGCTGCGCTGTTTAGCGTCTTCCAGTCTTCTTCGACGTTGCCGGTCCACGTGCCTGCTGCATTAGCGAGGGTGATCCTGTGGAGTCTTGTCATCGTTGCGTACACGAGGTATTGGGTTGGTGTCCCTCCGGAGTTTTTCATTCTGTACTCGGCTGCTCCGGAGATCGTTCCCGCTGCGTTTGTCCCTCCGACTGTGTAGACCAGAGCCCACGTACTTCCGGACTTCCGGTACACTTTCCCGCCTTCGCCGAAAGCGTAGAGCTTGTTATCGGAGCCGGAGACCATCGCTCTGATCTGTACGGTCACGGTTGATTCGGAGTCTAGCTTGAGCGCCTGCTGGCATCTCAGGAGGTTTTCCTCTCCCCGGATGTTCAGTCCATATCCGAAACGGTAAGAGCCCGGAGCTCCTTCGTAGGGGTCCGGGCTGATTCCTCCTCGCCATTTGTTGACGATGTAGGCTTCCACTAGTATTGGCCTCTCTGACGGATTGGCCCTCTCGTGAATCGTGTTGACGTTGCTTTACCTATGCTGACCAGTGTGATTTCCCGGGACTGGAGTTTGTGTTGCTGGATGAGTAAGGACTGGGCGTCCCCCATGGCTGCTGTCGCTTCGTTCGGTTTGCCGTCCTTCTCGAGGCATGTTGCCAGCGCGATCTTGGTCACGGCTTCTGCCATCTCATCGTCGACTTCCATCTCGGTCGACTTGTACCAGATGCCGGTCGCGTCGTTCTCTACCCATGGGGCGGTGATAGTGAACGAGTCTGTGACTGCGGTCTGCAGTGTGTGCGCTCCATCGTAGTTTGGCGTGTCTGTAATAACCACGACCGTTCCCGCTGCCAGCAGTCCCCCGGGTGCGAGTCCGTGTCCTGCGCTGGTGACCGTCACGAGTCCGCTTCCCGCGTCTGCGAATGCAGTGATGGCTCCCCGGGACTGGATCGTCATCTTGGTTGGGACCTTCTGGTATGTGCATCGGATGGAGTCCCCGGACGCTGTCGGTGCTGCTCCGATCCCCGACGCATTCAAGATTCGGACTCGGAGGTATCCGTCTTCGATGATGTACGCACCAAATCCCGGGAAGCTGTTGGAGTAAAAGTCCAGCGCCGACACGTTGTCGAGCAGGATGTCCTTGTTTTCTTCGAGTGCGTCTGCGTCTACGTAGTAGATCGACACCATTCCCCCGGGCTTGTAGCTCGGGAGCTCGGTATACAGCTCGTACGCTTCTTGCCCGGCCACGGTCGTGATGTCAGTTGTCTTTTTCGTGAAGGTCCAATCTGCCACCTCGATGCGGCCGTCTTTATCTTGGTAGGTAAATCCCCAGACGCGCAGGATCGCCTGATTGATCCACTTCATCTTTTCGGCTTGCTTCCAGAATCCGTTCACATTATATGACGCGATTCGGGAGTCGATGTCTGCGAGAACTTCTGCGACGTACATGGGGTTCCTCCTATGACTTGGTCTTTGCGTCCTCGAGGGCTTGGAGGACTTCTGTAAATAGCCGGATCATTCTGCGGCCGCCTATGCCTTCAGGAATCTCTTTGTCTTTGCCTTCCTTGTAGTTGTCCTTGACGACCGACTCGAAGCGCGTCTGGGCGTAACTCAGCGCCTCACGTTCGATTTCATACGACTGTTCCTTCTTGGCCAGCGGCTCGAGGGCTTTGTCCGCCTCGGCTCTTTTGCTGCCGGGGACGCCTTTCACTAGCTCACCGAAGGAGTCCACCATCGGCTGGTTCTTCTCGGTGACCTGTCCCTTCAGGAATGGCTCGGTCGCCTTCTCTACCGCGTCTTCATACTTTTTGAGGGGTGGCTCTATCGCATCAAACACTCGGTTGATTTTCCGGGTGCTGGCGATGTCTGGCATGGGGACAAGCTTGGCGTTGTTGAGGATCGCGTACAGGAACTGTGCCTGCTCGTTGGTCATTTTGACTGTCTTCATTCCGTCTGTCATGAGTTGTGTCCTGTTAGGTGGTTAGTTAAATGCTGGCGTTTCTTCGGCCTCTGGTGCTCCCTCTGGTGCGTCCTTCGCTGTCTCGGCTTGCCCTTGCTGGAGCTTGGCCAGCCTGTCGATCTCGGCCTGCAGCCTACGGTTCTTGTCTTGCTCGTCTCCGATGTTTTTCTTCAGCTCTTGCACTTGCTTGGCGAGGTCCGGGCCTACCTTGGTCACGACCTCTTGGTATACGTTTCTTTTCCGCATGTCGTTCTTGCGGAGGTACTCGGCCGTGGCCGGGTCGGTTGTTTTGAATATGCCGTTTTTGAACTGGATCGATTCTCCGTCCGTGTAGATGATCTCGTCATCGATGATGCGCTTGCGACGGGACTTCACGACGATGGTCAGGTTGTCGTGCCGGGTGATGAACTCGAACACCTCTGGCTGGTCGAAGATGCCAGTGTCTTCCTCTGGTGCAGCTTCAGGCTCCGGGAACGAGTCTCCGGGGTCTTCTGTTTGTATGGCGATGATTGCATCGACCATTTTTGCTTTGCTCACACCGACCGGGCTTCGTCCGGTTTTCTCGGTGTAGAGCTCTTTTAGTTTTTTGAGCTCGATGCGGTCGAGCTCAGCGCGTGTGTTAGGCATGACGCCTCCGTATGGGAATAAACTCTGCCGGTAGCAGACCGCTACTGCCCATTGAGAAGGGTGGGCAGCAGTGCGTCTATCACCGGGTCTAGAGGGATCCTTTCGACATGATGGCGTGGCGTTTCTCGTTGGCGAGATACAGGCCAGCTTCCGTCAGGTACTCATCCACTCGGCCGTCTTCACCGGGGTTCTGCCGGTTCTGGAGTAGCTTCGTGTCGGAGCCTGTGAGGTAGCGGTAGGCCACGTCTTCGATGTCGACGGCGATTGCGTAGTTGGCGTAGGTGGTTCCGGTCAGGAACTCGTGGTTGATCACCATGAGTTTTCCGACTGGGGTCTGGATCTGGTTCACCAAAATGCCGAACGTGCGCTCGTCTTGCGTCACTTGGACGCGTCCTTCCCACCACGTAGTGATCATGTCGATGACGTTCGCGCCGGCGAGTAGGACTTTTTCCTTCTTGCCATGCTTGAACGCTTGGGCAGATAGCCATGTTTTGAACTCGGCTTCTGTATCGACATTCGCGGTGCGGTTGGATTGGATCCACTCGATCAGTCCTCTGGTGTAGGTCATCTCGTTTGTCGATGCCGAGCCTGCCACGAGTCCACGTTCACCAAAGATGAACGAGTATTCGATGTCGTTGTAATGCTCGATGCCGATCTCGACGAGTTGCTGGTCCCAGTCGTTCTGTTTCAGGAATCCTTTTTCCGCGATGCTGGTTCGGGTTGCCCCGGCGCTGTTGCGGAAGATCTGTGTGTAGTTGTACACGGCTGCTGGATCCGTTCCGAGGATGTTCCGATAGCTTGCGCCTTGCTGACTGGCTGAGCCAATCCGCAGGACTTCTCCGACTGCTGTCGCGGCTGCGCCTGTGGCTCCACCGACGTCTGCAGTCACCACGAGGGCTGTGTCGCTGGTGATCGATGTGACGCGCATGTGCCATCCTTGGGCTGTGACCAAAAGAACGTCACCGACGTTGATCTCGTTCCCTCCGCTGGCCAGCGTAAGCGTGCCGCCATCGGGATCGATCGTGCCCTCACCGGTAAAGCTACGAGCGCGGAGTTCCTTCGTGTAGACGATGAACTTGTGGGATCCGGTTTCTTTCTTATTGATCTTCACCTTCTGTCCGTTCACGAGATCCTTCCCGGCCGTGTTGGTCAAGATGCCGAGGAATGGATAGCGGTTTGCGTCGAGTAGGGCGATTTCGTCAGCCACATCGAATGTTCTCGTTGCGGCTAGAATATCCCCAGTGTCGCGTGTTCCGTCTGCTAGTAATGTCATTGTTGTTTCCTCCTTTCATGAGGGTTTCCGTTGCTGGTCGACCTTAGCGGAAGATGCTGTTGGACTTCGTCTGCGCGGCCTGAGAGAGTGCCTCCTTTATCCCTCCGCGTTTCGTTGTCCCCGGAGCACCGCCGATTGTCTCTAGATCGGTTCTAGGCGGAGGGTTGGCCCCCGCTCCATCCGATTCGATTTGATTCCTGCCCTGACCGGCAGTGCCGGGTTGCTGGGCAGGTTGGATATTCAAGTCTTTGGCTACCTTGTCGAAGGCTTCCTCGAGCGTGTAGCGTGTTCCGTCTGGCTTGTCCTGCTGCAGAAAAAGCTTCACATATGTTCGGAATGCTTCGTTGGTCTTGGCGGCCGGGTACTTGTCTACCATGGCGGTCACTTGCTTCCCGATGGTTTCTTGCAGGGTTTCCTTCTGCTGCTGATCCTGCTGGATCCGGGCTTGGATCCGGGGGATGGCTGCTTTGGCGATGTTCCTGTATAGAGCCTTGATCAAGTCGGCCGGTTCCATCGTCTCCATCTGTTCCTTCGTGAAGCCGAGGTCCGGCAGGTCGTCGTCGCTCAGGTCGTCGAGGTCGTCGAGGTCCGGGTTCAGCCTCTCTTGGAGCGCCTTGTTTTCTGCGATGACATCTTCCCTGCTCTTGCCGTGGTAGGGGTCATTGGTAGCGTCCGGCTGCGGTGTGTCCGGGGTCGCTGGGTCACCTTGCGGCTGCTGATCTCCGTTGGTGCTGCCATCGTCCGGCAGGGCATCAATTATGGAGTCATAGTCTTGGGGGTTTGGCACGTCGTTCTCCTGTCGAGTAATTGGATAAGCCTAGCTGTTGTCCGTTTCGCTGGCGGTGTCGGTCTGGTACGGGGGTTCGATGTTCCAGAGGATTGCGGCTGCGTCAGTGTCTGCTTCGACGGCCGCTTTCAGTAGGGTCGCTGTGGTGGTGATTGCGTAGTTGGCTCCGCCTCCCGTGAAGGCTTGCTCTGCTTCTGCTGCCGATAGCGCGGTCGCTCCGGTTCCGCTTGCGGCTGCGGTTACGTCGGCGAGTGCGTCAATAACACCGGCCACGAGCGTTGCCGTGTTTGCGGCTGCGTCCAGAGCGCCAGCGCCTCCTGTTGCCAGCGTGACGACGATTGCGCCAGCGGTGTTGACTGCCGAGAGCGGGATATCATTCCCCACACCTTCGACCACTTCGATCGTGAAGGCGTTCCCTGCTGACCCTGCGGCGGTGACTGTCGTGGTGACTGTTCCGTCGTCGCCAGCACCGACATCTGCCGTCGCCGAGTCTCCGGCGTCTGTTCCGAGATCCACAACGATGTCTGTGCCGGTCGTTGTGGATGCGAGTGTCGCGCCATCCACTCCGGGGTCGATGTACGCGACGGTGATCAAGTCTCCGGCGTCGCCTGCGTCTATCGCAGTGAAGACGAGGTCGTTGTTGGCCCCGGCGAGGGCTGTGGTCAGAGCTGACTGGACCGACCCGACGATTGCTCCGATCTCCACCAAGCCGAGCGCCCGGTCATAGAACGGACGGGACTGGACGTAGGTGTCGATCCCTGTGCCGTTGGCTGTGGCTGTCTTGTCGGTGATTGGAATGGACTGTGCTTTGTCAAATTTCGGGCTTTGCATGCGTTCGCTTTCTAACTAATGGTTGTTAAGTACGAGCGACCATCCGCGATGATTTCTCTGATGAGTCCGAAGACTCCCCGGTAGGCTCTCGCTTTCGCTGCGGCTTCGACCGCTTTTGGCTTGCCGAGCGTGTCGTCTTTCAGGATCTGTTCTTCCATCTCTGCTACTGAGTCTGCTATACGCTCATTCAGTCTGGCCTCGAGCACGAGCCATCCCGGGGTGTCCAGCATGGCCTCGATGTCGAGGAGGTCGCGGTGCTTCTTGTTGAGCGTGTCGTTCGGCATGTCTAGGCTCCGAGGTTGAGCTTGGTTGGGGTGCTGGACATCCCCCCGAAGAGGTCTTGCTCTGGCGCTGGCCCATCTGCTCCGGGCGATCCTTCGTCACGCATCTGGGTCAGCGTGTCGATGAGGCCGGTGAGGGTCTGGGTAAAGTCTGACGTTCCGCTCTCGAATGATTGCGCGGCTGCGTCGACGACTGCCCGGACCTTGTCGAACTCTCCGCCTTGGTCCATTTTGCTATCAGCGGCTTGGTCGTCGGGTAAGCTCTCGATGTTTTGGTCTGGCATGTTCTGCCTCCTTTTACTGGAATAAACGGTTTATGAGTGGGATCTTTTGGAGTAGTTTTCCTATCCGACCTTGGCCGGAGTCTACTTCCTGCTGGATTTGTGCCTTCGCTAGATCGACCTGTTCTTGCGTTGGCTGTTGAGTTGACGGTTGTTGCTCTGGCGATCCCTCTGGTGGTGGCCCGGCTGCCTGTGGTGGGATCTCTGCTGGCGCTTGGGGAGCTGCTTCGGCCGGGAGCCGCTCTGGTGGATCTAGGATCTCGAGGTATCGTTCGTCTCCTAGTTCCTCTACTATCAGCTTCTCTGTTTTTCCTTTCCGGTCTGCCCAGATCGCCACTTGCTCTGGGTCTTCCCCTCCCCCGACTGGTCCGGGTTCGATCAGCATCTGCCACAGGAGCTGGAGCTCGGCGACGCGTTGGTTCCTGTCCTTGGGTACGACTGCTTCGATGTCCACCTCGGCATCGATGCTCACTTCCTTGTCGCTCATGTGAAAGCTCTTGAAGTCGTCTTCCCCTGTCAGCCTGTACAGCTTGTCCGACGTCAGCCACTTCTTGTACATCTGGATGTAAATCGACACGAGGGTGTTCAGCGTCTTCCGGAGGTTCTTGATCGGCAGGCTCATTCCTTGGTTGCTCTGGCCCAGCAGGAGCGCGACCTTGGAGGTTGGCTCGGAGGATGACTGCGGTGTCCCCTGCATGTAGTCAATCACGCCGACGGTTTCCTCTGCCTCTTGCATCAGCATGCTTTCGTTCTGCACGTTGTCTTGGCTTAGTTCCCGGGGCCGTTCGATGATGACGTCCAGCTCTGGATCTGTCAGTTGCCACACTTGCCCGGGTCCGAACTCGAAGTCCTTCGGGCTGTACTCGTGTCCTTTTTTAATCTTGAGGATGGGATCCAGCGAGAAAACTATGCTGTCCATTCGGTGGTTCCTGTTGTCCGCGATCTCGTGGATGGTCGTTTCTATGGGGTCGAGGTATCCATCTGCCCACGGCTCGTTGGGGATCTCGTGTGCTGGCGTGGACAGGAAGATCCGGGCGTGGTTGACGTCTGCGTATGGGTGTACTTCGTTGCGGTTGAGTATCGCTTGGTTTCCGATAACCACTAGGCGTTTCTTCACGAAGTCGTGGCAGTACAGGAACTCGACGTTCTTGCCGGGTTCGTTCTTGTCTAGCATGCCACTGGCCGTTGTCCTCTCATCCTCGAGCGGCTTGGTCGCGTGGTCGATGCTGGCCATCTTCAGGGTGTTGATCTCGTAGCGTTCCTTTTTCCAATCCTCAAAGTCTCCACCGCTCAGCAGGTCGTAGTTGTTGTATATGCGGTTCTCTCCGCGCTGTTGTTCCTCGTAGTCCACCTGCTCTTTCGGTCGGACGATGCGCTGGATCAGCCATGGCATAGTTTCCCACGTGACCGTCTCCGGGGCCGGGAGTAGGTCCCACAGGTCGAGGTCGGTCGTCACTGGTTCCTCGGTCCTGTAGTCCCATTGCGGCATGAGTACGCCATTTCCAAACGTGGCAGCGTTCCACATGTGGGTGATGATCTTGGAGTCGATGTCGTCGATGTCGAGGGCGTGGTTCGCCAGCTGCTTCCAGCGGTCGAGCACGTCGTCTGCGAGGTCTGTCTTATCCCCTGCGTATATATTCACGTCGATGTTCTGGTTGGCCAGTCTGGACACGATGGTCCGCACCACCTTGAATGCTATCGGTGGCATCAGGCTGGTGTCGTATGCATAGTTGCTCTTGCGCCGGTATCCCCTGTACAGCTCGTACTTTCGCAGGTGCTTCTTCCGGATGGGATCCTTGGACTCTTTTGCTCTTTTGTATCTCTCGAGCCAGAGCCTGATGATCTCTGCGTCTTCGTCGCTTGGGGAGTATGGCATTTGAAAAACCGACTAGGGAGGTAAGTTTGGAATCTTACGTCGCCGAGTCGGTTTTTCCGATGTCGTCGTCGTGGGTGTTTTGGCGCGACAAATATTAAATCAGGAATCATTTTCGCACAAGTCCCAGAATGCGAGGCTGCCTGTGGGTAGGGCTTGGTGGATTTTCCCTTCGCGCATCTTCACGAGGATTTCTCCGTAGGGTAGCTTGCGGATTTCGTTGATCAGTATCACCTCGCGTGGAGTCAGTGAGTAGACCATGATCACCTCTCCGGTCTTGAGTTTGGCCGTTGCGATCGGGTGTTTGATTGGGTTACGGATCTCAGTCATCGACCCCCTCCCGCATTAGAGCTACCTCAGCATATATCTCTGCCATCATCAGATCGATGGCCCCGGTGTTTGCCCACTCACGTCTGGTCTGGCCGAACTTCCCCTCGATGTTCCGGGCGAACATGTTGCCGGCGTGCTTCAGTAGCTCTTGAAATCCGTCGCTGTCAATCGGTACGCAGTGCGGGATCTTCTGCTTGCGTAGCCGGGAGACGAAGTGGTCGATGATCCGGGTGCGTGCAATCTGGACGCGTGCCTGTTCCTCGAGCGGCCGCCTGCGTGCCTCCTTGGCCCGGCGCTGGTCTTCGTACTGAATGATGGTCATGTCGTCCAGCTTGTCGTTAAATACCGCGAGGAATACTCTGTATGGAAATTTCCGGGCAAGGGTCAGCGCTTCCTGTGTGTACGGCAGTCCGTCGATGACGATCGTCTCTATGTCGAAGCCTTTGTCCCGGGATATAAAATCTGCGATCTGCTCCCAGCGGCATCCGCACTTGTGTGTCCTGATGATCGGCCGACCGCAGTACTCGCAGCTTGCGTCTCCGGGCAGGGATACGTAGCTGTCGAGGAACTTCCCGACCCAAAAAACACCAGACCTGTTCCGTATGACTGCGTGGTTCCCTTTCGCTCCCCCGGTGTCTATGCCCATCACGTTGCCTCCCTTGAGGTCTATGTCGGCCAGCTCCCGGATGTTCCTGATGAAATAGGTGCTGGGGATCTGCTGATCGCTGCTGACGTATGGCATGCCGAGGTTGAAGTTGTAGAAGATGTCCAGCTCCCCGCGTTCCTCGTACTTGTTGCGGGCCTCGATGATGCGCTTCGGCTTTATCCATGGACACATAAGCTGGTTTATCCAGTAGCCACTGATCTCGCGTTTCGGGTATCGCTGCTCCCACCTTCCCTTTGCGATGTCGTCTGTGGTTATTACGCCTTTGCACCCAGCGCAGACATAGGCGACCTGCTCGATGTCGACGTTTTCCTCCCACGTCATGTACTGGCCGTGCCTGCAGTGTGGGCATTCAAAGCGCCAGTGTTTCTGATCGCTCTTTGTCCATAGCGCATCGATGCCAAAGTCTGGGATGGTCGGGGTGCTGAAGTACTGGATGTCGCTTTCGGCCTGCGCTCCCTGCCGGGTTTCGTACTGGTCGACGACTTGCAGCTTCGAGTGATCGTACTCGTCGTGCATGTTTCGCTGGGCCGTCAGCATGATGGCGGTACGCTCGGTCCATGTTCCCCGGAAGAATATCCAGCTTTGACCGATCTGTTTGTCCTCGATGCTGTCCTTCATCTTCCACGGCATCCCGGCTCCGATGCATGAGTTGTTCTGGATGACCGGGTTCACCTTCGTCTTCACGAAGCTGTTGCGGTCCGTGTCCGTGGGCAGCGTGTAGATCTGGTTGATGCCGTGGAAGCGTGCGGCATGCAGCGTCTTGATCGTCTGCATGAGGCTGGCTCCGATCTGGCTGCCCTTCCGGTATACCTGTATGGCGCTGGTGTCCGTGTACGGTTTCAACATGAAGAAGTGATGGGAAAACTCTATTGGTTTCCCCATCTCGTTCTTGATCTTATTTCGCCTGATCCACTCGAGGGTGCTGTACCGCTCGAGGTTTAGTTCTTTATCGATCAAAGGCTTGGCCCTCCGTGTCGTCGTCCGGGAGCGCTTGGATCTTGCCGGTGCGGATCCGTTCGGCGAGTATCTCGTTCACCTCGGCCGCGAACTCTTTTTCGTCGGCCGACAGGGGGCGCTGCTCGACTCCCAGCTGCATGTTGATTTGTTTCTGCTCAGTAGCTTCTTTCATCTCGGTCTGGACCATGTGCCAAATCTGGCGCACGTCGCTGGGCGAGAGTACCGTTGTCTTCTTACGGTACTCGGTCAGCATCGTGTCGAGGCTAATCTTCAGGATCTCGGCCAGCGTGTCCGCCTTCCGGGCCATGAAGTCTTTTGTGCGCTGCTTCATGGCCTCGTGTTTCTCGACCTGAAAAAGCTCCCGTCGCTCTACCCAGCGGTACTGTTTGCACCACGCTTCGAGGGTACTTTGGACTGGGGGATCCCCTAGTTTCTGCCTGTCACTTTCCCCAATGTCACCCTTCCCCTTTGCGATCTGTTCCCACGCGGCGCGGGTCTTGCTCAGGGATCCATACTCGACGTAAAGCAGGAAGCTCAGATACCGTTTGTCTGGCTCTCTCGGGTAGGCGCTAGTTTGTACCGTCTGGACTGGTTGTACCTTGTACTTCCGTGGCATCGGCTTCCTCTATGGCTTTTTTTAATTCGTCCGGGCGGCTGGCCATCCTCGACAAGGATGCGACCATTTCGTGCACGTGGAAATCAAACAGCGCGACCCTCTGGAACTCGTTCTCGTTCATGTACACTTTCGGGTTGATCCTGTACGGGTATACCTTCCCGGTCTCGAGGTCGGTGACGGTTCCCTTCAGGGTCGATCCCTTCACATGGTAGCGCCGGTCCACGTGGGACAGCCTGTCGTGGTAGACGATCACTTCCTCGTAGTTGGTTTCCGGGTCGGGTGTCATCGGTTCTTCGCCTTCAGCTTCCTACTGCGTCGTGTTGCGATTCGTTTGAGCTCGATGATCTCGTCCCGGTGTGCCTGAGATATCTTCCGGGACTGAGCAACCATGACCTTCCTGTTCTCTCTGTTGGTCCCGATGTGCTGCGTTACGGTACGGACGTAGGTCGGGTCGTAGCTTTTGCTTTCCGGGTCGGTTCTGGTCTTGTCTACGAACGGCTCGACGGTCAGGGTTGTTCTCCACTTTCTCATGTTCTACTTTCCTTTATTGGTAATCCATTCAGCACGCTTCCTGATGACGTCACAAAACTTGGGGTCCAGCTCCATCGTGTAGCAAATCCGGCCGAGCTTGTGGGATGCCATCAGCGTGGATCCGGATCCCCCAAACAAATCAACGACGAGCTGGCCTCTGGTCGAGCTGTTCATGAGTGCTCTCTGGATGAGCCACTCGGGCTTTTCCGTAGGATGTACCATCTTCGAGGTGTCCTTGCGCGGCATGGCCCACACGTCGCTTTCCTGCTTGCCGTGGAAGGGGTGGGCTTCCCCCTCTCGCCATCCGTACATAAGTCCCTCGGCTTTGTCCTTTTGCTTTGCCTGCGCCCAGCGTGGCTT